TGGCGGTTCGCTGCTTTTGCAGAAACTATGACCTTGTGGACACAATATCAGCAATGCGCTTCGCGCTTTGGAGTCTCTCATGGCTAATGAATCACTTATTGTTACCGCAACAAACGGTACAACTGATTCCACTTTCTATCGCGTTTCCGGTACCGGATATGCTTCTCGTTGGGCCGATGCCTCTAATACTGTTTCATCGAAGCAGTTTATTGACATTGACCACGAGATCAATCCAACCGGATCGTTGAAGCCTGATCTTCACAAGATCACGCTCCGCCGAGAAGAAGTGAATAGTACGACTGGTGTTTTAAACACCTCGTCCATTTCGCTTCAAATCAAGGTGGCGAAAGATGCAGTATTTACTTCAGCTGTCATTTCTGACATGCTGTCGAAAATAATGTGTTTATTCAATAAGTCCTTTATGGACACTTTCCAGTCGGGTTTAACCCCTTCTGGAGATTTCAATGTTACAGGCCCGTTCAATCCTGATCGGGATTAGTAATATTGATTTATCGAATATCGGAATGCGATTTATTTCGCAAGTGATCCATCCATGAGAACAGGAGGCCTACCCTATGGGAGACCGTAACGTATTCCTGGATCGATTTATCGAACTCCGTCATGCTATGTTGCAAGACGGTCTCACACTTAATCTCCCACTCAAAATAGATTCCGATATTGCTTACCTTCGTAAGAGGGTAGACAATGAAGGATTCAGCTTTGTTAAGGTTACTCTGCCCCAAATGGGAAGAGCCCTCGATAAAGGTCTTATATCTGGTACTTTTGTACCGGAAATAGGACATAGAGTGATGATAGGTACCCGAATACCATTGATGTGTCATGGGGTTTACTCCATGATTTTCAATGAACAAGGGACACTGAGACCTGATCCTTGTGTTGTATCCATACAATGGCTGCGTCAATTTCTATCTTTCGATGCCAAACTTGAACAAAGTTTCTCATCTTCTGATTACGAAATCTTCGCTAGTAGGTTTGAAAGTCAGCAACAGACTCTTCGCAGAGTTAAAGTTTCTGATTATCACCCTATTGTGAATGATGCCAAAAGCATTATCACATCCATCTTCTCTAGAGAGTCTCTCGATACTATGTCACTTATGCCCAGTCATGGGCCTGGTGCTGTAGCTGAAAAGAAGTCTCTAGATTGTAAGTATATATTCGACACTTGGCCTAGAAAAGCTGAGCGTCTATTCCCTTACTTACAGTATGGTTGCATTGATATACGATATGCTATTGGTATGAAACCTGTTCCTTTGCTTCGCATTTGCGAAACTAGGGCATGTCTTGTTCCAAAAGATTATCGTGGTCCCCGCCTCATTTCTATTGAACCTGCTGCTATGCAGTATCTTCAACAGGCCATGATGCGGCGCCTCACACAAGTAATTCATTATCGTATGAATAGCACCGTTCGTCTTGATGATCAAAATCATAATAGACGGTCTGCTGCTAAAGCATGCGATAATCAGATGTCCACTGTTGATTTAACATCAGCATCGGATACTCTGTCCGCCGTACTTATCTGGCATCTGTTTTCACAGGTACCAGATTGGCGGAGAGCATTACTATCACTGCGTTCTGATTTCGTTGGTTTTCCTACGAAATCCGTTCGCTTGGTAGCCATGTCACCTATGGGCTCTGCTATTTGCTTTCCTTTGCAAACCATTGTGTTTGCTAGTTTAGCTATTGCAGTTACTCAAAAGGTATACACGTGTGGTTATCAGACTGCTAGTAGATTAGTACGCTGCTATGGTGATGATATTATCATCCCCTTACCTTGTACAGATCTATTAATCTCCGTTTTACGGTCTATTGGTTGTGAACCAAATGCCCATAAGACGTGCTACAGGACTCCTTTTAGAGAATCCTGTGGTGGAGAATGGTTTTCGGATGTTGATGTTTCTATAGTACGAAACAAGCATTACGATTACCATAAGTCCGATCTGACGCAACACCCAGTATTACTCTCCCTCCAAAGGAAATTTTTCCTTTCTGGTTGGTATAATACTGCTCGTTGGTTACTAACTCAGGCTAAATTAATTTATCCTGTTTCAGTAATACGGCCTCGGTTACCCGAGGCTGAACTCTATGGTTATTCCGATGTCCCAGAATTTTCTGGTACACATCGTTATAATAAGGATCTACAAGTCCTTGAGTTCAAGACTCCTTGTGTCCTACCTAGGACTCAGAAGTGGGAATCAGATAGTAAGATTGGCTTAACGGCTAAGCTTATATCTAATTCATTTATGGAACGTTTCTCAACACGTGACACTAGTGTCAAATTGAGATGGCGG